CTTATTACTAAGTCCGGTCCCGGAGTAGTATCTGCCCCTAACAAGGGATCAAAAAAGATTATGCCTATCGTAAAAATGTACGATACAACAGCAGCGATGCTGGTTCAGGCCATCCAACTTGTAAAGAATCCTAGATTCAGTGAGCTATTCTCCGCATTTAAGGAGTTTGCTTTTGCTACTGGACAATCCAGTCTAGTCGCTCAAATCACTAAGTTGGCTGATCAGGCAGATCAGATACCAGAAGTTTTCCAGAGAACGATATCTTCATCGATACGTTCAGGTAGAAAGAAACGTACCCTTAAAAAGGTTAAAAGCTTTTTACCGTACTACCTTGGACGTCTAGGAGCCAAGGAAGAACCTGGAAAAGTGAGAGTTTTCGCGATGGTGGATTGGTGAACCCAAATGGTTCTACGTCCTGTTCATTTGATGCTTTTTGGGATTCTGAAAAGAATACCTCAAGATGCAACGTTTGACCAGGACAGGGGAGTCCAAATGGGTATTGACTTACTTAAGAGTAAGAAAATAGCCTTCAGTTACGACCTTTCGGCGGCAACTGATCGACTGCCAATCTCAATTCAAGCACTCTTGATAGAGTACTTGATCCCGCGAGCTAGTGCTTCATGAGTGAAGCTACTAGTGGGTCGGGAGTATCAAACTCCCTTCGCTCACAGAAAGCTGGGTATGAAAGTTCCCAAATCTGTCAGCTATGCCGTGGGGCAACCCATGGGAGCATTCTCAAGTTGAGCAATGCTTGCCCTCACTCATCATTTTATTGTACAATACGCGGCGTGGAAGGTAGGGTGACCGAGATGGTTCAATGACTATCTTGTGCTAGGTGACGACATTGTAATATTTAATCGCAAAGTCGCTCAACGGTATCTGGTAGTTATGAAGGCCCTTGGTGTTAAAATTAATCTGATCAAATCGGTGGTGTCAAAAGACACATTCGAGTTTGCTAAGAGAATTATACACAAGGATTCAAACCTTTCTCCTGCATCGTTCAAAGAAATGGACGTTGCAAGTCTCTCATTAGAGGGAGCATTGATACTTCATAATAAGTTCAATGTCGAGTGATCTATCGCGGCGTTTGTTAAGTATCGGGGATACGGATATAAAGCTTTAAGCACACTTCATCATGACTTGGGAAGTTTACCCATGCATCTGAAGAATCTTTTAGTCTTTTTACGTATACCCGGGCTTAGTAAACACTCGTTCGAAACCTGGTGGGACTGGCTGATGATGAAATCTTTATCAACAATCAGAGACCCTTCGATTGAAGAACTTCAATCGGTGATGGATAAATTGTTACTTTTATTCAAAGGAACATACCCTGAACACGTACGGGGCGATCCCATATTCGAGGCCTTTAATAAGGACACCGAAGGGGCCGTCTGGAGCTTCATAAACAAGTGTTATGTCGTCTCACGTCGTGAAGGGGGAACAATTTGATCCAAAACAGGAATCGCACAGTTACCAAACTGACGTGCGGAGGAACTCGAGCTCATGCTAGGTGACCTAACACGACCAATTGAGATAGACTGGGAGGCATATACAAAATTTGTTATTGCTGAACGTGTCGAACTTGAGAAGTTCGTGG